ATTACTGCGAGCTTATTATTAAACTCACCCTCTGTGGTGAACTCCACGCCCTCTGCGAGCGAAATCATCTTAGCAATCTGTGTTTCAGTTAGACCTTCGCAGATCTTACGGACTGCTTCATTTTTCTTTGCGCTATTTAGTTCTTCAACTAGAGCAGCCTTCTCAGCAGCAGCTGCTGCCATTGCTTCTTCTAGTCCAACAACTTTAGCGGCTAGTTCTTCAGCAACATCGACCTTCTCTTCTGGGATTTCGATGTAGTGTTCTGTGAATAGATCCTTCAAGCCATTGATAAAGTCTTCAACGATTTCAGCGCGGAGACCTGTTTCAATTGCAACTTGATTTTCCTTGACCCACTCTTCAACTGCATAGTTGAGATACTCATCAACTTGTGCAGCCATTTCGTTCTTGATTTCTTCGATTGCTTCAGCAAGAACTGTTTCGTTCTCAGAAAGAACATCTTCAACAATTGATTCAACACGTGATTGAACAGCTGCTTCGAAGATTGTTGTTGCTTTAACGCGGAACTCTTCAGAGAGTGATTCGCCATTGAATAGCGCATCGACATCTTCCTTCATTGAGCCCTTGTGCTTGGCAACCATATCTTTCTTATAGTTCTTCTTCATCTCAGTTTCATCTTCATCATTCTCTTCTTCATCATCTTCCATTTCAGCTTCTTTTGCTTCAGCAATTTCTAATTCTTCTTCAGCAATAACTTCGCTGTTTAATTCTGTTTCTTCGCCCAAGTCTGGTTCTACGCTGCCAACTACTGGCTTTGCGATACCTGCAGACTTAACGGAATTCATTTTCTTATCACCTTCGGCTGATACTTGACCAGGCTTTGGTGCTTCCTTAACGGCAGCAGCAGCCTTCTTGCCAACTTCATCGCCTTCTGGCGTTTCGTTTGTTGAGCCGCCGAGGTCATCCTCTTGAGCAGGAAGTTTTTGCATTGGTTCCTTGCCAGCATTCATTGATGCTTTTAGAATTTCAGCAGCAGATTCTGATAGTGACTTTGTCATTTGATTTAACTCCTAAAGAAGTAATATTATTTATAAATTTTAAAGTTTTGACACAAAATTCTCAAAGATCTTCAATGAGATTTCGTCAATTTGCTTTTGCTTTGCGTTCTTGATTTGGTTATAATATGCGTTGACATCTAATTCTTTTACAACGCCGTTATCCCAAACCCACTCTTTACCTTCCATAATACCTTGAACGAAAGCCCCTGGTGCGGATGGATCCGCTACGATATCTGCCGCTGTGGCTAGATAGAAATCATCTTGAACCACGTTAACACCATTCACTTCTTTAAGTGAACCCATGCCACGTGACGAGACTCCAAGAGTAGCACCGCCTTCTAGCAAAGACTTTGCAATCTTACCCATTGGTGTTTCAAGAATTTTAGCCTTACCGATCCAAGTAGAACTTTCCTGACGAAGATTGGTAATAAGATGTGATACGCGATCTAGATTGATAGTTGGTGAATCTGGATGACCCAACTCGCCAAATGCGCGGTTTTTGCCGACGTATTCGATCATGTAACGATCAACTTCTTTCTTCATCGTTTCTTCTTTATAAAGACGACCGTTACGATTTTTTTGTTCTGCTACAAGAAAAGGTCCTTCGATGAATAGCGATTTAACACCATTCTTTTCTTCAGTGATGACCTTAACTGCTTCAATTGTTTCTGTGATTAGTTTCATTTTACAACCCTAATGACTGTCTTCTTCTTAATGAACGTTTACGCTTGATTAATGAGCGCGCTAGTTTTGCTCTTCTTTTCACTTTTGCTTTGCGCTGAGAAATGCGACGACGCAAACGCTCTGCAGATGACATACGTGTCAACTTACCACCACGAATTGTATAACCCTTTACGCCAGAGACAACTTTGCGTCTTTGGACTTTGCCGCCACGAATACGCGCTTTGACGAGTTTCTTACGACCCATGCGGACGACATTGGCTTCAGCAATAATTTTCCTTACAACTTCTGATACAATGCTCATTTGCCACCAATTGTAAATTTAACTTTGCTCATAGCGAAGTTTGCTGCTTTATCAAATCCTTTTGGATCTTTGAGCATATCAGCAAACTTCTTTTTATTATCGTCGTTCAATGCACCATGAACCATATGAATGGCTTTTGCTGCACCGTGACTGACTCTTGTTTTCGTTCCATCAGCAAACTTCATCTGACGAGATGTTTGCTTTGGTGTTTCTTCTTGAGCATATTTTGCAACTTGCTCAAGACTTTCCATAACTTCTTCTAGTTCTGTTTCTTCAGCAGCCAATCCAGGGATTACTGATGCTGGATTTGTTGTGTTGCCTGGACGATATGGGATTGTAAATGTTAATCCAAGTTTATCGTTTGTATACAATGCAACTCGTTTTCCATCTGGGAAAATGCGAATACCTTGACGACGTAGCACCAACATTGGTGGTGGTTGAACTTCATCTTGCAATGCTTCGCATAACTGATTTTTATCAGTGATTTCAAAACTGTTTTGAATGTTTTTTCGCAATGCTTGAAATGACTGAACAGAACCAAGAGCTGCCTGTGATAAAGAACTATTGTACTTCATCAAAGCATCGCGTTGATTCTTAGGAAGTTTAGCGACGTCGCCAACTTGCGCATGTTTGCGCATTGCCATCTTAAGAGTTGGCAATTCGTTTGACTTCATGAGTCCTGAACGAACAAGCGCATTTAGTTGCGCATTGTTATCAGGAGCTGCTTCCGTCAACTTCGACTTCAGTTGTTTCAATTTCATTCGTTTCTACTTCTGGTGTAATGAGTGTTGAAGCAAGTTCAACTTTTTTAACTTCTAATGCATCAGTTACTTTATTTGCAATCGCAGACTGAAATGCAGTTGCAAATGCTTCTTTATCCTGATTCATTACCGCATTAATTAGATCAACGTTTTCCATAATTTTACTCCAAATTATTTAGTAATTTCTGATTGAAAGGCTTGGTCAACTGTTGATGATGGTTCAGCAACAGTTGCTGGCTGTGGATTATCTGATTGTTCTTCAGCAATCTCAGTTTCCATACGTTCAATACCTTCTTCATCAAAATGCAACACATGCTTTTTGACCCATGCCTTCGAATAATACGTTCCAACGTATGGATCAATTTGTGCCATAAGTTGCAAACGAGCACCCATGAGTTCTGCTTCCTTCAACTCAGCAAAGTTATTGTCTTTGAGGAAGTCGTAGTGAATCTTTTCTTTTAATAGTTCCCATTCATCGACGGAACAGATGCCCTTTAAGGACAACTGACGCTTCATCAATTCATCGAATAGTATTGTAAACTTATTGCGTAGGCGATCGATAAACTTGGTAAACTTTAATTCATCTCTGGTGATTTCTGTTGAGCGACCTAAAGTAAATCCTGTTTGTGTTTCTAAACGAGAAACAGGCACGTTTAATGATTTGTATAACTTGCTTTCGAAGTAACGAACGTCAGACAACTCACCAAGATTTTGACCTGCTGGAAGAGTTGTAATTTCTGTTGCCTTACCTTCGCCGCGACGTGGAATCCAGAAGTCTTCCATCATTGACATAAACTTACGATCGTCTTTGACTTCACCAGTAGAACTATCGTACACAACCTTGTTGCGGAACTTTGTCATGATATCGCGGAGATATTGTTCTGCTTTGATCTTTGGCATATTACCAACATCAATATAGAACACACGACGTTCTGGTGCGCGTGATAGGCGATAGATTACAACAGCGTCCTCAACCATTCGGAGCTGATTGAGTGGCTTGATGGATTTATGAAGATAAGACAAAACCATTTGACGTTTTGCGTCAAGCAACCCTGAGTTAACATTAACGATTGCATCAGCAGCAATTTTAACTGCAGTATCGTTGACTTGTGTTACCAATGATTGACCTTGTACAGTGGCTTTCTCATTGAACACATAGAATTCTTGATACCCATCCACAACTTCGATCTTTGTGCGTGGGTCTTTCTTTTTAATAACTGTGCGGACTTTCTTAATCTTACGAGGATCAATGTAAACCAATTCTTGGATTCCCATTCTTGGTTGCTTTTCGTCAATCAAGACTTGATAGAATAATCTTCCGTCAATATACCATCCACGAAAAATATCTGAACCCATATTGGAGAAGTCTAGTAAACGAAGAACATTTTGAAATTCTTCACGGATCATTTCTTTAATATTGTCTGGTTGCTCAAGATCGTCAACCATAATTGTGACTGATTTGCCAGTCACGTCGTGAACGATTGCTTCATTCACAATTTCGTCAATTGCAGATTCTAGTTCTGGCTGCATCGCCATTTCGCGATAGCGAGTGACTAGGTCATTTTCGTTTTTAAAACTTGCTTCTAGATCAAGATAGGTTCCAAAATAACCACCAGCTGTAACAGTAATTGCACCGTCATCAGCAATAGGGACTGCGACTTGAGGCTGAAGTTGCTGAGGTGCCCCTTCAGGTCTTGTGCGGGTGATTTCGAAACCGAATAGATTGATTGCCATGCATTACTCCATTATAAAGAAGGGGGAGGATATCCTCCCCCTACGACACTATGCTTAGAATAGTGATTCAATTGGTGTTCTTAGAGACGTTGTAACACCACGATCAACTGATTCCCAGTACTGGTAAGCAAAGTTGACTGTGTATTCTTCAATCGTATCGTTTGAACCCCAATCAAGGTCGATTTGAGAAATATCTGTTGGGAACATACCAACGAAACGATATCTCTTCAATCTTTGACCTGCTTTGCTATACTGAGTTACAGTAGCATCAACACCATATTGCTGTGATGTTCTTGCGGTCGCTGAACGGAGGTTTGTGACATTTTCATTAATGCCGCGAACCCATGATTCCATTGAATTGCGAATCGCGAAGTCCTCGTCATTTAGAATTGTTACTGACCAATCAGCAAAAGTACGATTACCAGCAACCTTCACTTCGCGACCGAAGTAAGGTACTGTAACCATTCCAAGCGTTGACCCTGGAAGAGCAGCAGTCTTAACCATGAATGTTGATTTCGCAGTAGACGTTGATCTTCCCGTTACATATGAAGGGAAATTTAATTCGACTTCAAACAGATTAGGACGTGCGCCATCACCCTGTAACTGAGTACGAAATTGATTTACATTAAAAGCCATTGTTTTCTCCTGACTTTATCCTAGTCTATTTATTAGAAGCGACCAACGATCTCGTCGAAGGCAACACCAGTACGGACAGCGACAAAGTTCAACTGGATGAAGTTGATTGCCTTGGCTGGCTTGACATAGATGTCACCGATGAACTCGTTACGATCAACAACTTCTGGAGTATTGTTTGTTTCGTCACAAACAACACGGAAGTCATAGATACCGCGACGACCCTGAACTAGACGTAGGAATGGTTCAACAAGATTTATGAATTGGGCTCTTGTGAATTCATCATTGAATTCGAAGAGGCTTGCCTTCGCTGCTCTGCTGATTGCCTTCTCTAGAACGATAAACAAGCGACGTACATTGATACGATCGAATGCGCTTGGCTTGCTCAATAGCGTCTTATCGCCGAATAGAATAGTGCCTTCGCCTGGGAACGCAACAACTGGGTTTACGCCAGCCTTGTATAGTGTATCGCGCTGTGCTTGATTTGGATTGAATGCAAGTTTAATTACATTCTTCAACTGACCGCGATTGAATCCAGCTGGTGAGAACCATGGATCACGATCTTGGTCGGTACGAGCGCAGAGACCAGCAATGTCACCATTACATGGAATAAAACGATAGGTGTCGTTATACTTGTCATACTGATACTTCCAGTTGCTATCCATCACAGCAAACGAAGTTGATGTGAGAGAGCTGCGGAAGTTAGTGATTGCAGATACTGGATCAGCAGCCTGAACGTTTGCGAGAGCAGG